GTTCAGAAGATAGTCTGCCCGGAAACGCCTCTTTGTGGGCATAATATGACTAAAAACAACCTCTTTGCGGACGTCAAAGAATTTGTTTATAAACTGCTCAAACTCCGTTATCAGCATTAACCTCTGAAGCCGGTTCATCCGCAAAAAAGTTTGTCAGGAACTTACCTGTCGCAAGTATTACTGAGATAACAAGAACAATCCATGCTTTAGCTCTTAATGAAATATCTAATCCCATTATAGCACCCTGTACTGTCGGAATTGCGACAATTAAAGCATCACCGAGCTTTCTCCATTTCTTTGGAGTAGGTTTATAATAATTTTTAATACTGGCCTTTGTTTCCATGATTGTTGTCAATTTTTCGTACTCCAATTTTTAAGTTCAGCAGGATGCTATCAAGCTGACGCCTGTACATGATGCTATCCTGCTCAATCAATTTTTTTTTTAAGTCAAGTTCTAGGCCTTGCATGTAGCTAATAAAGTCTGCTTTAGTCAAGGCTGAATCCTTAGTCAAATACTTAATGTAACTTGACCTTAAAGCATTATGTGACGCCTTAAGGTCAATTACATTTTGATTGAGATAATAGAGCGTATCAATTACTGAGTCCAGTTTAGACCCTTGCGATGATTGAGTTTCAATAATAGTCTCAAGCTGATTATGAACATTTTTATCGTTACTGTTTACCTGATTGAAATAAACAGCTACTTTCCAAATGATAGTTATACCGGCAACTAATAGGGTAAACTGACCTATTCTCCCTAAGATATTTTGAGTAAATGTCTTGAATATCTTTTTCATTATTCGCCTCTGTTATAAATATGTTTTTCGTAAGGTTCTCCGTAATATTCCTTACCGTTTGTCAGCTTAGCATATATCCAGAATATCCAGTCGCCGGCCTGATCTAATTCAGACGGAGTAAAGTCATGTCGTACCGTTCCGTTTTGCTGATCTATAACCTCTCCGTTATAAGATTCTATTGTACTGTCTGGCTTTAAAGCCTGTATTTCGGTTGTCTCAACTGAGCTTAAATCAATATCGCTTGTTAAGTCCAGTCGCCAGTCCTGACCCTTATATACTTTTCCCATCTTTAGAATATTTTACTTGTTCCTATTGTCTGTTTTGTTATTACACTTTCCCCGGAGCTTCCAGTCGTAATTTCGCTTTGTGCAACATTTTCATTAATTATTAAACTTTGCCCTTCACTTTCAACAGTCACATGACTTGCTGCAAGCGTCTCTTTTGTTATTAAGCTATCCGCTTGAGTCCATTCAATAAGGTTATTAAGTGATTTAGTTGACAGGATACCAGTTACAGCTGCAATACCTTCAATATAACCTGCTAAGCTTCCGCTTGCTAGGAGCATTGCCTCTTCAATCAAAGACTGAGCGTTTATTTCCCCGTAAAGTCCCACCCTTAAACCGCTCTCTGCTTCAGTCTCACTTGATCCGGTTATACTACCTTCAAAAGCCACCCTTTTAATTATGTCCGCAGTAGTTACAGCCTGACCGGTTATGCTACCTGATATTGAGGTTTTTACAGATAAAGAACCTGCGATGGTTGACCCGCCCTCAATAGTACCGCTTAGTTGATTGCCACCGGCAAACCGCAGGTCACCCTCGGCCGTTGATTGCCCGGAAATTGAACCCTCAAGATTGGCACTTGATCCTGTACTGAGGTCACCGGTTACTGAAGCTTGTCCGAAAATATCGCCGTCAAGCTCAACGCTTACAGCCAAGTTAGCATTTGCTACCGTCGAACTGGTTTGAATTGTACCGTCAAATGATATTTTTACCTCAAGGTTAGCATCTTGAGTCTGACCCTGACCGGTTATTGTCCCGGCAAGGCTGCTTCTTGCCTGTAAAGATGCGTCGCTGACACTTGCCTCACCTGCTATTGATCCTGAAAAGGCTATCTTAGCTGACAGGCTTGCGTCATTTATAATTGAAGTACCGCTTATTGATCCTGCAAGCTTCTTAGTTACCTGAAGCCCTGCATCTGATACTGTAGCTTGCCCGGAAATACTACCAGCTAATTCAGCGTTGGTAGCTGTTACATCTTCGTATGATAAACCTGCACCACTATTCCATAATTCTTCAACTTCTGATGCTGACAATGCACGATGCCAAACTGCTATCTCATCAATTTCACCATAAAATGAATAACCCTCATCGGGGCCACCACACAAAAATGGATTAGGTGAATTTGCATTTATACTATTTGTTGCACCATACTCTCCATTACCCTCATCATCCAGGCCATTATCACAATTAATTTTTAAATGTGAATCTCTATCGCAAACGACACATAGATGATGCCAATTCCCGTCGAGCCAGTTAGTATCTATCTCGGCGGCAACCTCTATACTACTACCACCAGATGGATCGATATAAAACCCTAAATCATGCGAATAATCAAACCAAAAGCCCCAACCATATCCATAAGGGGCCCATTTTTGGATAATATCCATAAAATCAAAACCAGATGCGTTGGATTTAAACCAAAATGAAATTGAAAAATCCTGAGATGTACCAAAATTGAAGTCATTAATATCTCCCCAATGAACACCATCAGCCATTCCAGAATCTAACGAAATACAATTATTTATTTTACCAGTTACTCCTAATGTACAGCCATAATTTGTTCCTTCATATTCTCCAACTTCATCATAAAGGTTGCCGCTGGTTTCATCTAATTTTGCCCAAAATTTAAGATCATCTTTAAGAGCCATAAGCAATCATTTATAAGGCGGTTACCCGATTAATCATTAAATACCTGATTAGTCTTCTGTTACTGCTATTGCTCCTATTGCAAACTCAGGAGTTACACCGTTCTCAACTGTCCGGGAAGTTGTCAGACTACCGTGATAAATCAAGTCTGCTACGCCCGCCGTTCCAGACTTACATATACCGAAGTGAGTCACTACGTTAGTGCCACCGGTACATGGATCGAAGCTTATCAATGCGGTGTTTGATACTTGGTTACCTGATATAGTCCACCCTGAAGAAGTCCTTACAACTGCTTTACGTGCATATCCTGTATAATCACATTCGTTGGTTACTAAACCTGAGTCGGTTGGATCAGCCGTGAAAAGTGCGATATAAAAGCTACCGTCTGCGGTTGAACCTAAAATTCCACTTGCATCACCTATCCCGGTGATGTCAACGTTGTTAAATAAAAGCTCAAGAAAATCTGTTTCAAAAGCATTAACTTTACTACCTGCCATTTTATTCTTTTTTTAAGAGTTAAAAAATATTCTCTTCGTTGTATTGCCCTTGAAACCATTAAGAGTTTGTAAATTACTTTATAATGCTCTAGCCTTAAAGCATTGTAAATTACTTGTTATAAGTATTTTAATGAGTTAATAATCAGTTATATATATCAAATTCTAACATATCCACATAAAAGCTTAACGGAGTAGTCGGACTGATAGAACCACCGCCTGAAACGAATGTTCCACCGGTCAAAGTGACTGATAAAGTACCAGCTCCACCTATTGCAGTTGTATTAACATAAAGCCTTACGTCAACTGTATCATTATAGTCTATATTCGGTATTGAGTCCGTACCACTTCCATTTGATGAATAACTATGAACCTGTACCCATGAACCGCCGTTTATTCTGTAATAAACCTTTGCTTCTGCATATACAGCATTAGAAAATTGATGACTGATGTTTACGTTTATCACGTCACCGTTTTGCCTACCCGTAAAAATAATCCCCCGGTAACCGTCTTTTGTAAAGTCGGTATCTGTTATCATAGTTGTACTTGCAGCAAATTTTATAGTTATAGTGGACGTTACGGTAAGGTCAAGCCCGTGAATATTTGAAATACCTGACTTAGCCTTGCCGTTCCAAAATGAAATGTCATCTATTGCTTTGCCGTTTATATGAGATAAATTTGCCATTAGCTTACGGTGAAATAATCATTTGAAGGATCAAAATCTATTCTGTCAGCATGAGTACACCTACCAAGTGACTGTACTTTATTTCCTGATCCTGAAGGTTGAGTAGTCGTTATAGCTCCGCCTGTCGTGCTGAGATAAATCACTTCTCCGACTGTCATTGCCGGGAAGCTGTCATCACGTACTATTCCGTTAATAAGAAATTTAGCTGTTCCGTCTGCAGCTACTGTTTCAAGACACATCGCCCATGCTGGCTTGAAGGTTGAATCACTTGCAGAACCTTTTACCATTTTACCGGAAGAGTTCATATAGCACACGTTGCCAAATACTAAAGCTTCACCGGCTGTAAATTCTATAATCTTTCCGCTTACATTATGGTCTGACGTTGGTTCAGCTACCAGCTCTATCTGTCCTTTTGTTGCAAAGTTGCCACCTATTAAAAGGTTATAAGCATACATCGCAAGCTGCATCAAAGACTCATTGAATTTCATTGCCCAGTCATCACCTGAGTCAAGTATGCCTTGAGCGTAAAACCTTAGCGTTGAAGTACTGTCTCTTAATAAGAGCTCCCCAGCGTCGCCCCTTGCTGAGTCGCATTGCATGCGGACATTCAGGTTAGCACCTGCATAAATACCAAGTATATTACTTTGCAGGTCTATACGTGATTGCGTTCCTCCGGCTGTTCTGAATCCTATTGAACCGTCCGCATTTATGAAAAAGTTTACAGCATGTATTGAACCGTTAGCGGCAAGGGTTAACCCGGAAGTAGCAAAGCCGTCACCGGTATGTTTTGATGATATATACAGAGCATCGCTTGCAAGGCTCCATCCGCCTATTATGCCGGCAATAGCATTAAGCACACCTCCATGAGTAACACGGAAGGGGGCTAACGACCTGTTAGCAAAGGTTGAACCAAGCCACAAACCTATTGCAGTGCTTCCGGAAGAAATTGTACCGGCGATCCCCCCTTGCTCTTCTGAATTATTTTTTACAATAAGGTTTCCGGTTGTAACTACCCCACCGTCTATAACTGTTTGCGTTTGATCTGCTACGCTATCAGACCAGTCAGTACCGTTCCAACGGTATATCACACCTGTTGAAGTATTATACCAGAGGTCACCGACGGCCTCTGCGGTAGGTTCGCTATCCTGAAAGAACGTTGTTACCTTACCGTCCGCTGTGGCCTGTGCATCTGAGGCTGCCTGTATTGCAGCTGCAATAGCATCATCCTGGCTTTCAGTCCACGTTGAGTTATGATAAACATAAATCCTATTACCGTCATCGGTGTCAATCCAAATATCCCCTTCGTTCATCCCTTCAGCTGGCTCAGTGTCCTGATAGAACATTTGAATTTTACTCTCTGCAGCTGTTAAAGCGGCTGCAGCCTGACCAAGTGCCGTATTTGCTTCGGATACTGCTTTAGCAAGGTCGTTAAAAGAGATTTTAACGTCAACCGGGTTAAACACACTTTCAGCATTTGTTATGTCCCTCTGAAGCGAAGCCAGAGCGTTGTTAACTTTTACGATCCATTCTTTTGAAACCGGTTCATCAGAAATTACTACGTTATAATCGTAAGGGTTACGCATTGACCGGGAAACTGCAACGACCCTGATCTCTTTGTTTATTCCCAGCTCTGAGTCAACAATAGTAACCATGTCGCCGGCCTCAAATGAAATAGAGTTATCTTCAATATATTTCGGGTCTATAACAAGCGAATATGTTACCCTGGGACTTGAATATTCTGAAAGGTAGGTGGTAGCTGCATTTAACAGTTCTGTTTCTGCGGTACTTATATAACTCGCCGGTAACGATATATCAAGAAGTACGTAAGTGTCACCAACGGCAGGCTTAAGTGTATCATTTGGTAGCTCATAAGCTTTTTCATCCGTATTTTTTATCAGGGTAAATTCCTGAGTCGTATTGTTATAAGCACTTATCTTGAATCCGTAACCGGCAAGGTCACCTGTTTGAAAGTGAAGCACCGCTTCAACACCCGGAAGTAAATAAGAGTTAAGGTCAAAGTCCATACCTGTATCATATAACCTTGTTATGTCAGTTCCATGTACTGAGCTTATTGTGCCGGTTCTGTGTGGGTAAATATGGTCAAATATCTTTACGCCTTCCTGAAGCCCGTAGGTTGCTACATTCTCTTCAACATAGTTTACTCCACCGGACTCAAATAGCAGCCGGGGAGAATAATCCCGGTAACCACTTGTCAGGTTCTTTTTAGACCCAAAAGCGTAAAGACGTGTGATAAGGTTTTTAGAGCTTGCTGAGCGACGTGTAAGTGAATACAACCCTTTACCCTTACCGTATTGAAAAGTCTCACCTGAGCTGCTTCCTACGCTTGAGACAAGACTTATCTGTGTTCCGTTAAATGAGTACTCTATTCCGTATTCGTTGCATATCCTTTGCAGCACTTCCAGACAGTTATTTGCTGAAAAAGATAAGTTCCGGAAATCGGTTGATACAACTGAACCCTTTGAGAAATAAGACCCTCCAAAAACCCTGTTAAGGTTAGTTATCAAAAGGGTCAAAAAAGCGTCTGCATTTCCCATCAGGTAAAAATCACCTTTACCATCAAGGTTTAAATATTGAGCTTTACCTAAATGATAAAGTATAGACTCAAAGACTGCCCGATACCTGTATTCCTGTCTTGATACCTTTTTCACTTCAGGCAATAAGTTCAGGTAGTAATTATTACCTTCAAAGACAACATAATCTCCAAGTGCCAGCCCGTTAGCCTGATTATCTATAAAATCCAGCGTTATATTACGTTGTCCCAATAGCTTATGATAATATTTGCTATTGTCATCTACTTTAACCGACTGGTTAACTGACCCCCCTCTGTAAATATCTATCATCATATTGCTGTCAAGTTTGAAGTACCGTTAACTGTCATATTCTCAATATTGCCAGCTGCCACTATTTGGTGATAGCTTCCGGAGCTGTAACTATGTGACCTGTAAACGGAGGATCCAACTGCTTTGCTTACCTCACCGTCACCCCAAAATATTGTTATCTCACTATCTGAAGTTATTGTTATGGATACTGAGCTGGAATGGCTGTAATATTGCTTACTTACCGGGTAAGGCTCCTCGAGTCTTAACACGAACTTACCCACCATGAGCGTATTATTCCAGTCCGTTTCCCGTGTTAACGCCCCACCACTTTTAGCATAGACCATATACGCCCGGTCAAGGTTATCATATCTTAGCTGTCTTAAGCCTGAAGCCTGAAAAAACTCCATGAAGTTTAAGACCTGAGCCTGAAAATTTGATATTGACGTTGCCTTTACCCAAAACTCAAGTGTTATCTGGCGACTTTGAAAATAGGCTGGTGAACAGTCTATGTCATCGCCGTGCTCATCATCCCAGTTTTTCTTAGCCTTATTTTTGTATTTCAAAAGGTCTAATTCGCCGGTTGATCTTTTAAGGTAAAACCCGTAAGTCGTTTCAAGGTCAACATTATCTATATAAACTTTATGCGCCATTGCTTCTGAGTATGTCTAATTCAGTTCCTAATTTGCTGTTTATCTCTTCCAGTATCTTATTATATGAAGTGTTAATCACGATCTGATTAAGAGCGTCAAGGCTGTCATTCGCATTTGCTACGATCTCAGCAACATTTATTCTTATAGCTCCCATCTGTCCGGCAAGAACTCCGGCTGTCTCTTCTGTGATACCTTTTATAGCACCTGCAAGTCCTCTTTGTTCAGCATCTTCAGCACCTTCAATAATTGAGAAGTTCAGGCCGGTTGCTTCCTGCAGGGCTGCAAAACCTGCTTCAGCCTGTGCAATAATTTCATCGTATGCTGTTTGGAGGTTAGCTATCTCATCCGGAGTTAACCCGCCCTGAGTAGCTTCATAAAAAGAGGTGTACCAGCCCTGCAGCTGCTTCTCAAGATACTCACGCTTGAATGAGTTAATTATTGCAGCTTTCATAAGCTCTTCAAAATCTTCTGCAAAGTCTACAGCTGCAATCCGTCCTTCGGAAAAGCCCTGAACAATAGAGTCCACAAGACTATCAACCGTTGTTCCTGTTAGCTCTTCCTGAAGTGAGGCTAACAGTTCATCCTTGCGAGCGTCAAGCTCAAGGTACTGATCTACTAGTGCCTGAAGCTTTTGTTCGTCAAAGAATAGTTGCTGTGAAAAGAATGGTAAGTCAGGTAAGGAACCGCCAAAAAGACCACTATATGAAGTGCCTGAACCGCCGTTAAGTAAAGTAATAAAATCTTCAACGTCCCAGTTTGCGGTATTTTGCGTTCCTGACTGCCCAAGAAAATAAGTTGTCTGTACGTTTGTTTGACGTATTTGCTGCTCAAGTAGCTCAAGCTGCCTTGTAATCGTATCTATATTGCTGAACGCACCGGATATCCATTCTGTACCGTTAAGTTCAGCAAGTAGCTCTAATTGCCTCTCAAGGAGTTTATTCGTTGACTCAATAGCTCTTTGCAGCCCTTCAAGCTCTTTTTCTTTTTGTGCAAGTTCCTGAGCTTCTTTTGAAGCCCCGGCAAATAAGTGAGCTAAAGATGAAGTCCCTTGAATAACGCCCTGTATAATTGTAAGGGCGTCGCCTGAAGCTATACCTGCAAATATGCTGGCTGCTCCGGAGGCTATACCGGCAAATTCACTCACCACCCTTGACAGTTCAGAGTCATAGTCGGAAAGCTCATTGGCAAGCATCCCGAAAGTATTGCTTAAGCCTATCATGAGGTTGTCAAGCTTTTCAACCTCTCCCTTGGTTAATAATTGACCGAGTATAGTTCTGACCTCTTCGATTTCTTTTGAAGGCTCTGTATCGCCCCAGTCTATTTCAGCTTCAACCTTAAAGCGGCTTTTAACCTGGCTTACTTCAGCATTAAGCTTACGTGACAGGTCACTAACTTCAGATAGTGCTTTTTCCCTCAGGTCGCTAACCTCTTTATTTACCCTTATACTTTCGTCAGCAAGCTCTATGAGTATAAGCTTCCGGGCTTCAGCATTATCTTTATACTTGTCGAGTAAACCGTCAAGATATTGCTTCCAGTTTTCACCCTCTTGTAGCAGAATAGTAAATTCATCTCTGGCTTGCTGTTCAAGGCCGGCCTTTTTGACTTTTTGCCAGTCAAGGTAACCCTGCTCAGCCTCACGGAGCATATCTTTAAAGTCATCAAGTGAAAACTCATCTCCACCGCCGCTCGTACCGCCTGAACTGTCATCATCGGCCTCTTTGCTCTGACTCTTAGTCTCTATCAGTTTTTCATATAATTCCTGAAGAGCAATAATTGTCATTTGTTCCTGATTAAGGGCGTCTATCTGATCTTTTTTATCTTTCGTTTCTTTTTTGCTCCACGTAGCTATTTCACGAAACGCTGCTTCATTTTCTTTACGGCGTTCCTTTATCTTTTCGATCTCCATCTCTGCAAGCTGTACCAGCTCTTCTTCACGTCCTTTGTTATTCTCTAAAAAACTATTATAAAACTCTTCGCTCTCCTGTTGCGCTTTATGCATCTCCTGAACGATCTTTGGAGCAAAGTCAATAGCTGCTTTCATTGGAGTAAAGAAGCCTGCAAGCTTAGCATAGAACGGTATACTTTTATCAGCTATAACGTCAAGCTCACGGTTTACAAAGTCACTTGAAACGAACCCTGCAACATCTTCTTTGAGCTTATCTCCGAAACCTGCGACTATTGCTGTTAGCTTGTTCTGGAATATCTTAAGCTGGTTATCAGCACTTTGCGCCATTATCTCAAAAGCGTCACCGGCTGCTCCCGTTGCTTCTGCCATTGCCTGAAGGTCGTCGGCTGCCATCTGAGCGTTAGTACCTGTCATTCCCAGTACAGCATTCATAGCTTCAACCCGGCCTACCATTTCACGAAGCGCAACCTGGCTTCCACCTGACATTTCCCTTACCTTAGCTAAGCCTTCCTGATAAGTCATTATATCGCTCCACCCGTCACCAAGAACCTCCGACATAGATATAAGAGAGGAGCGTATCTGAGTAAATGCCTGAGCTGTCGGTACCCCTTGCTTTGTAAGTGTAGCTACTGCTCCGGAAATTTCATCAAAGCTTACACCCATTGAAGAAGCAAGGGCTGCAACCTGTGCAATGCCACTTGATATCTCTCCGAAGGTTGTCTTACCCAGCTTAACAGTCTGGAAGAGCTTATCAGTAACGCTGTTTACATCTTTAGCCTCAATCTTCCATGCGTTGAGTATTGTCGTCAGTCCGTCTGCTGCTGTTAGCGTATCGGATACACCTGCTACTGCGGCCTTTGAGCTCGCCTCAAGCAATTGTAATCCTTCTGCTCCATCGTAACCGGCTGAAACGATCTGATAATAAGCTTTAGCAAGCTGCTCAGCACTATCCGGCACTCTGGCTGATAAATCTATTATCGCCTGTGCCATACCTTCGTAATCATCCTGAACGGCCTGGGAAATGGTTTTTACTTCCAGCATTGCCGTTTCATAGTCTTTAGCAAACTGGTAAGCATTTACTGACATTGCTCCGAAAGCTATTCCGGCTGCAATAGTTAACCCGCCAAAAAGATTCATGCCGGTAACCTTGCCGGCAAAGCCTTTCAAAATACCAAGTCCCTGAGCTGTTCCCCTCTGAAGTCCTGTATTATCAATTCCGGTTTTCCAGTATAATGATTTTCCTACGTCTATTGCCATCTCATATTAAATTATCTAGTTCGTCATGTGATAATTCTTCAACCTTATCGCCTTTTTTATAGCTCGGTATTGACATCGTGTAAAGCATCAAGTTCTGAAAGCTTATCTGCCAGAGTATTTCATCAATAGTAAACCTGAAGTGTTTTACTATGCTTCCGATGAATCGCCAGGGGCTATTATCCCCCCTGCTTTGCTTAGGCTCATCCCTTTGACTGAGATGATAGAGTTCATAAAATCCATGACGTTCATTTGCCGGATAACGATCTTAAGCAGCTCAAACAGTTCATTTGGCGTAACATTATCAGCAAGAAATCTGACAAGTTCCCTTGAAGGTTCTTTTTTACGATTAACTATTGCTATGGCAAGTATATTTATCAGGTCGTCTTTATTTGCTACTATCGCTTCTGCTCCAATATCAAGATATGAGCGTTCCCGTGACTTTAGTTCATCCTCCTTTACAGGCTTAATGCCGGCTACTATCTTTGATATTTTAAGTAGTGTACCCAGCGTTAAAGGGTATATTACAAACTCCCTTTTGACGGGCTTGATCTTAAGCTTATGTAAAAGGCCGGGTTTGTTTACCGTGATATAAAAATCAACGCCTTCCTGAAGTATTGCATTAATTGTTTTTTCCTGAGCTTTATCCATATTCTTGAAGAAAAAAGGGGCAGGATTAACACCCTAACCCCTCTGGCATATGAAAGAAATAATTAGAGAAAATCCTAACTTTCAGCTACTTTGGCTATCTGTATAGGTGACAGGGCTGTGCCTGAACCATCAAACGGAGTAAGTATGTCACAAACCACCTTAACCGTTGCTGTTTCATTCGATTTAAGCGGAGCGTTCATACTTGCACGTAACAAAGCTCTCGGAATAGATATTTCTCTGTAATAACCGGTTACTGCTTTGGTAGTCACCTTCACGCTTTGCTCTATCAGAGCTTCGCTCGCCGGGGCTGACCATGTGTCCGTAGCTACTGTTCCACCGAAAAGCTTTTCAAGCGTTGCAGCTTCCATGTCTCTTAAGGCAAATTCCAAAGCCCTTACCCTGTTAGGGTCGGGGATCACCAGAAAAGGACTGTCGGAACCTTCAACATAAAGGTCGGTCTTTCCCGGTTCATCCATCTTTAAAAGAACGCTGTCACGCTCAATCAGTACATGTTCAGCTAATGTAAGCCCCATTGCACCGTCAGCTCCACAATCGCCCATTTCAATCTTTTCAATACCTACTATACTTTTTGCACTCATTTTATTAGCATTTTATTCTGTGAAAAATTCAATTCTTAGATTAACATAAGACCAACCTCTTTCATCACTTAATAGCTCCTGATTAGTTACACGGAAGGCAAAATATGTCGCTCCGGAAGCATAATCATCAAGGGCTGCTCTAACTAAGGTTGTCAAGGCTTGCAGTCTTGTTGAGTCAGGTGTACCGTCGGAATTATCTTTAGCGTGGATATTAATATTTAAGTAACCGTTCTGAATATTGTCGATCTGGTTTGTAAGCGGAATAACTGTGACGCTTTCCTCTTGCAGGTCAGTAGGACGTCGGTCAAGATAAATCTGTATTTCGTCTGTTAACGACGAAACATTCAGAATAGAATAAAACTTGTCGGCTACTTCAAAACTGGTTGTCATAATTTCTTAACTATTGTCTGCATCATCTTTTCCGCTTTTTGAGTCGATCCTGTGATAACATCAAGCCCTTTTGACTCCACGTAATAAGCATAATTCATTCCTGCCACACCTATTAAGACAAAACCCGTTCTTTCCTTTGACAATACTTCTTTTACAACCTCTTTAGCAGCTTGCTGACCTTCCGGTGTGCCTTGAAAGTCCCCGAATACTACTTTGCCCTTATGGGCTATCTGGTATCCTATTGAACTTCTCAGGTTGCCTGTCCTGTCTTTGTAGGTCTGCATAGACCTGGCTTCATTGACAAAAGCTTCAAGTTCTTTGCTATCAACCTCTTTGTAAAAGTTATCGAAGCTTCGATCTATGTCTTTAATATTAAATAAAGGAACTAAACCCATATAGCTACATTATTCTGGTACTGATGTACACGGAGTATTTTATACATCCTTTCCAGTACTGTCACTTCGTCGTTTTCAGTAACCTTTTGAGGTAGCTCTTTAGCGTATAGCACACCTGAAAGCTTAACCATGTTACCTGAAGAGTTCGTGACATAACTACCAGCCCCGGAAGGTTCGTACCTTACTTTAAGGGTAAAAGACGGTTGAGTACCTTCCTGAGTACGTCCGTTTACCTTTGAGGTACTACCTTGCAGGGTGAATGTAGCTGTATGTGGGTAACGTTTTACCATAACTCAACACCTGTAATATTTGAGCCCTCTTTAAGTCCCCACCTGACAAGTATCTTATCTCTCATCGCCAAAAGCTGTGAAGGCTTGTACTTAATACTCAGGCTACCCTCGGAAATGTCAGACGACGTTGCTAAGAATAAAAGAAGCTCTGCGTAGCATAACTCTACATTCTCACGATCTTCAGCACTATACTCTTTGTTTCCACTTAATTCAGCGTCCGTTAGTGCTTTTTCAATAAGGAAGTCATCAACTTCAACCGTAATCATGCCTTGCAAAGCTTCTTTTATAGTCATGGCTCAAGGGTTTTATCTTAATTGACTATATCCTATTCAAAGGTTGTAGTATTGTTAGTGTTTAGCAGGTAACAAGCGTTAACCGTTTTCCATGAAGGGAAGGCGTTAAGCTCACAACCTGTAAATTCACTAACCGGGTCAGTTGAACCCCACTTCTTAACCAGCACGTTATTATAATTTGCATAGAGAACGTGCTTCTGTGGGAAGGTTTTTTCAACTATCGGAGCATTAAGCATATCTCCAAGTGAACCGGTAGGAACAAAAGCTACATTATATTGATCGAACGGATTGTAAGCACTTATAACACCATTTTTTTCAATACCTATTGAAGCGTCAATTATAACGATCTGTGGTAGCCCTTCACCTGCCAGGAACTCATTAACCAGTGGAAGGCTGACATTAATCTTTGCAGTATTTCTGCCAACTGCCCAACCAGTAACGTAGTCTTTCACTTCATCGGCTTTACGGAAGTTGTTAAAGGTTGACCTTCTCATAAGCATCTTGTCAATCTTATGTCCGTTTGCTTCAGCAAGTTCCATTATTGCCATTATGTCTGATATAGGCTTGGCGGTTGACCCACCTGCTGACCATATTGCACCTGTTGTTCCGATTTTATTAGCTGAAGGCATACCAAAATCTATTGCTTCTTCAGTAACAATACCATCGGGATTGTTTGTAGTGCTCAGGGTAATCTCACCGGTTGAAATGGCTTCAAGTGCAAATATGTCAAGCCTTTTATGAGGTGCTTCGGCTGCCAGTTTAACGTCATCAAATATAAGCTTCATTATTGCCTGAGCGTCACCGTTAATGCCGGCTGACATAGCAATATAATCCTGAAGCTCTTTTTCTCCCATTCTGAACTTTTCACGTAGAGAAGGTATTTCACCTGTCAGCTTCTTAACGTGCCTGCGTGTCCTGAGCGGAGCTTCAGAATCATATGCAACAACTGAAGCGGCTGCACCTATTCCAGCTTCACCGATCAAGGTTTCATAAGTTATACTTGTAACCGGCTTCCATGCAAAGAAGTTCGGCCATATAATAGGACGATACCTGTCTTTTGTACGGTCAATAAGATACTGAAGCTTTGCATTAGTACCTATCTCTTTAAGCAAACTCTGTCTTTCCATCTTCTTTTATTCTTTTATCTCATTAAACATTAATCCACTATGCAAAGCGAACCCTTGAGGTAAGGGCTGTTTTAATTGCATCTGTCACTCCATAAGGCAGGTTGCCTTCCAGTACCGTACCACGTACAACAATTGAAATAGCTGTGTTAGCAGCTACTTTGAAACCGTTTTTCAGAATGCCGCTAGCCGTATATTTATAAGCTCCGGCTGAAGCACCTGTTGCTCCGGACTCATAAAGAACATCACCTTCAGTAAGTGTCTCCCCCAGGGTTGTTCCCACTGTCAGCACGTCATAATTGTCATTAGAGTCGTCAATCTCAGTAATGGCGTAAGCTGTGCCACCAACTGTATGACTTATATAATCACCTACCTTAAAAGCATGGCCTTTAGGTACTTGATATTCAACGTCGGTATTTCCTGCACCGGCGTATAGTTTTGCGGTCTTAACCACTTTTGCTACCCTTGTTGAAGGGTTGAAATAAACAAAAGCTCCGGCCTCTATATAACCGCCTGAAGGGAGTTCTGAACTTGTTATAACAGCACCACCTGCAACGTCTTCAAGTACTTTCTGAAAAACGTTGATACTATCGACTCCCTCACTTCTTGAAATCTGTAATCCCATTTATCAATCTTTTTTTCGGGGTTAATAACTAAATTTTCTCAACTGGAACAGACTGTTCTTCAGATAAGGTCTCAGCAAATGAGTCTATTTCTTTATCTGTAACTGTTCCTGGACTTGACTTCAGAACTCCACCGTTTTCAAGTTTTTCGTCTATAATTGACTGTTGAATAGTATTGTACTCTTCAGTTAATTGTTCGACGACTCCTTCAATATCTTCAGCCTTTTCCACGTTTACACGATCAACCCATGACTCAGGAAGCTTAGCTTTTTTAATAGCTTCAGTTGCTAAAGTCTTTAAAGAGCTTACTCTTGTTCCGTCCTGCAATTGCGTTACTGTATTAGTAAGCTTCTCAACCGTTTCGGTAAGCTCTTTAATCCTTTTTTGCTCTTCAGTCATGTTCTCATCTTCTTTGTTCTCCGGTGGTTTTGGCCGTGGATGTTTTTCTTCGTAAGTCTTAATAGCTTGAGTGACCCTGCGATCAGTTTCACTTTGGATGTGACGGTTGAAGTCATCTTCATAACCGTTCTCTTTGAGAAATTCAGCGAGGCTCTTTTTCTGTGACTCTTTAAATGCTTTCACGGCTGCCTCAATTTCGCTTTCATTCTCAACTGTAATTTTTGAAACTAAGTCCTCTGACAGCCCTTGCTTTTTAAGTTCTGCTTTAATGAGTTCTTCCATTTTTGTCTTTTTATATTATTGTTATTAGTGTACGGCTGGAAAAGATGAACTGTACTGTAAAGCGTTTGTAAGTGCTTTTATAAGTCCTTACTATCTCCCCGGACAATGTTTTTAAATCCCAGTCATTATAGTTTGCGTCTTTAGGGAAATGTATCTCGATTATTTTCTGATCTTTTTTCACAGCCGTTTTAAGGCTTTCTGAGCCTTCGATCATGCCTGAAAGGTTAATACCTTCCGGTGCACGTTCTGTTTTGTCTGACTTAGCCTGAATATCCTTCACGCTTTCGTCAGCATATTCTGTTTTCTTTTCGTTTACTTTTGGCTCAGCCTTATCTTTTGTTGACATTTTAATTCACTTAAAAAAAGAGTGCCACTCCGTTATGGAATGGCACTCATGTTGCTCATACTGTTAATTCCTAATCCTTAAAACAAAAACTATGAAAAAAATACAAAACCTAACCCGTCATCTTTATTCGTTCATTTTTTATTTCGTTTACCGTTTTGCATCGGGGACACTTTATTTCAATATTCATAAGGTTGTACTGTTTGGCTTTGAAAAGAAGCTTGCCGCATTTTTTACACCTTATTTCGCTCATGCCCGATTGCATTGTACATTATACTTTCACGTGCTAAAATATATCCGACCAAATCATTTATCAACAAAAAAGGCCCGGAGTTATTTACCATAAGAGCATAGTTGTTTACAATGCATAAAAACATAAATTATTCTTTTTCGTATATATATTTCCCTTTTTGTCCGGCAAAAGGCTTGTTATGCAATATCTTACCTGTAAGTATGTCTTTTGGAATACCATCAGGAAAAGCTTTGCATGTGCCGTCACGGTTGTTATGCTTGCAGTCGTTACATTGCGGAAACACTAAATGGTTTGAGTCCTGATCTATTAAACGTTCTTTGAACCTCTCCTTACTTGTCTTTGATGCCATGATTATAGTTCCTTTAGTTTTACAGTTATTTTTTTTATCCCGGATTCCACTTTTTCGTCAATGTCTTTTATGATAAATGAGCTACCACAATTTAATAATATTTCATCTTCGCTGCTAATCTGTGACAGGTTACGTATTGGAACGCCGTTTTCAGTATCTATTTCAAACACGACTCTTAATTTCCGTGCACCTGTTGACCTGTCCCAGTCTGCAAACCCTTTAGCTATTCCCTCTCTGGTTGTGGTTGACATAAATCCGGGATCAGTTATAATATTACCCTTTTTCAAATTTGGTAGTAATGCTTTAGCTCCCTTACTTGTTTCATCGAACCATGTCATACCTCTATATACTGTCCCTTTGTACCTGGGAGCGTCTTTATACATTAGCTTTATATTATCAACATGCTTTTTTACCTGTTGAATACGTACTTCTGACCTTCCTACTGTCCAGTTAGGTATTCTAAGTAAGTCGTTAATATCACTATAATGACTTCCGGTGTAACGACTCACACTATCTAAAACAGCTTGAGGGGCTTTATCATAAGACCAGTCATATACAGCGTCGTTCGCTGTTTCATAGTCATCATAAATGTCGTAATCAGGCTTTAATACCTTTGGCTTTGCTGCTTTAGGTAGTTTAAGGTTTACAAGCGTAGGCTCTACGCCTTCTGCCATGCCGGTAAGTGAAGCATTAAACGTGCCTTCGGCCTGAGTAAAGTAATGGCTTTTCGGACTCTTTGCCACTACGTTTGCTAGATAGGTTAAAGCTCTCTTTGGAGCTCCCATGCGATAATATTTAATTGGAGCCGGTTTACCGTCCAACATTTCGATAAACTTTTCCTTTGGCAAAAGGTCTGCGGTAGAGTAGCAGAAACAGTTAGGATGCCAGCCGGAAAACTGAAAACCTTTAGGGTATTTACCTTGCATTTCGTCACATATATCTATCTGAGAGTGTGCTGCAGACAGATGAACGGTTATGCCGGTGACAAAGGGTAGCTGCTTACGCCTTGCTGCATCACTCAGCCTGTATGCCATGTTTGTTTCAGTACGTGTTAATCGTAAGGCGTTCTTATATGAAGAGCGATAGACGCCCTTTACCGGCCTGTATGCCTTCGCTGGTTTACTTAATACAAGGTTACCGTTCTTATCTCTTACCCGCCTGAAAACTTTATCGGGTTCTTTTAAAAGCCCTCTCACGTCCTTTGTTATCGTTTGAGCACTTTTACCGGTGGCTATCCCGTGACCTACGTATGTTTCAAGCTCATCTTTTATGCCGGCTGTACTTCTCCATATACGGTCACTTATTGTAAAGGCGTTCTCTGTGCGGTTAATAAAGGCGTCAAGTGCCGTTGAATTGATCTGAAAAAAGGTCTGCTTAATACCTTCTGTCATCCCGATATTTGCAAGGTACTGATTAGCAAGGTAGTCGTTTTTCCTGTTTGATAATGCCCAGGCCTTAGTCATCTGTGACGTAGTTAAAAGGCTCAGGTCCGAGTTCATTTCTCCTATTATCCTGTTTATCTTGTTCTTTAAAGGTTTGTAATTCTGTATTGAGAAAGAGTCGCCAGCTACAAGTGACCACTTCTGTATTTCCTTGGCAAGCTCTATACTTACCTGATGAATTATTTTTGTGACCTGCTTATCCCCAAAAGCAATATTTTGTAAATGTAGCTTTTCAAAATCCTTTGAAAAATCCATTATCCAACCTATTTACCCTCTTCAACCTGTTTAATCATTGAAATAGGATTAACGCCCCACTCTCCATTTATGCATGGTGTATAAGGTGACGCTTCCCGTATCAACCGTGCCTTAATATTTGTTTCTTTTATGTTTTTAGTTATTACATTCATATACTTCATTTTTACATCATAATCCTTGGAATTCAGGCTTATGAAATAAGCGTCAATAGCTTATGCGGTATTAAAGACTCAAACTGAGCAAAGTCGTTATTATGCCGCCATGTCTTTTGAGTTAACATATAAGCACTAAGCCTATCATCTTTTATTAGATAATCTAATAGCTGACTTAGAGTTTCTTTTGAACCTCTCCTTTTTTTCTTTTTTATGTTTTTATCGCACATTTTGAGATTACTGGATTAGTTAATATTAAGGAATAAAGGTCTCATTAGGGTTTTCACTTTCCCTGTTAAGCTCTTCCATTTCACCTTCAGTATTTTGTACTAAAGGGTTATGCTGAAGAGCTGTTTTTGTTGACATAATTTTTTCACCACCGGTGGCTATGTTCAGCATTTCTATTGTTTCCCGTACTGCTTCCGGAAGGGCGTCCTGGAACTGTATTTCAATGTCAAGCCCGTTAAGCTGCCTGGCACTCTTAACATCAGCCACTTTTGAAACCATTTCTTTAAGCAGGTTTATTCTCCGGGCAAGCCCCTCACCGAAAATTTCCTGCTTGTTTAGACTCTTTAAGGCTGCATCTAAGAACATGAAACGCATAGCAATACCTGACATATTGCCTATGTCTTTAAGGTTGTTAAATGAAATGTCAGGCGTTGATGTTTGCGAATATATAAGGTCTTTAAGTATTTCGTATTCCAGCTTAATAGCTTCCGGGGCGTGATCCCAGGTTAAATAACTGAGATCTCCATACTCTATGCGACCTTCAACATTCTGGCCTTCCAACTGAAACATTTTACCTTGAATCTCTTTCCCCGGAGGATTAGATATTTTACCTTTCACCTTAACTGACGGACTGCCAAAATAGTCGTTAGTATCAGCGTTTTTGCTTATCATATCTTCAAGCCTGTCGATAAGGGTTTGCACGTCCGTCCATTCAGCGGCGTCTTGAGAATAATAGATAACAGGAATTTTACCGACAAGGTTTTGATCTATTGTGAACTGCCAGTCGTCAAGCTTAATAGCTTTGATTATCGTTTTGGCTGTATAGATATCAATAGCTTCGTTCTCTTTTCCTTCGTCGTCCAGTACCTTGTATTTTCTGGCAAATACGTCAAAGTCGCCGTATTTGTCGAAATGAGGTACTAATATGTCCCCATTTTCTCTACTTAAAAGCATTACTTTTATTTTATTCCCTTCTTCCGGAGTCTTAACAACATAGAACAATTCTGCCACATGCGTTTCTATAAATAAACGCCTTGCTAATTGCCTATCATGGTAATTTAATTTGGCAGACCGCCAAATATCTTGAATAATTTTTAACCCGGCAAGCTCTTCATCAAAAGTTTCTGACCGTTTGTCAACAATTAAACGAACAGGTCTGCCAAAGAGAAAAGCAACTGCAAGGTTTGTGATCTTCTTCTGAAAAGAAATCAGCAACTTAGCCTTTTTGACAACCCTTTTGTTGTTTCCTGAACCTATTATTGCATCAGCCCTGTCAGGGTTTTCGAGTACATAATGCAGAAGGTCGTATTCCTTTATGTACTTATCTATGTTTTCATATCGATCCTTGTCTTCCGTTGCATAAGTTTTTACTACGTCGCTCCATTTATCAGCAATGTCTCCCGTTGTCAAACTATTAAGCTTTTCTAAGTTCATCTCTCATCTATTTAAAAAATTCCAAAATCCTCTTTTGTCAGGTATTCGCCTGTATACGGTTGTTCTTCATTTACCCTTGCTTCAGGGTAAAAAGTCATTGACAGGGCGTCAGCTTTATCCGGTGACCGTCCCAGTCTCTTTTTAATATCTTCTTTAGGTTCAAGTATTATTCTGCTATCGGATTGTATCATGTAATGAATTTCGCATAGCTCTTCTTTGAGTTCATCATCAGGAGGAAGCATAAGCTTAATATCTCCGGAAGGGTCAAGGGCGTCACGCAAAGCCCAGTACATATAAGCTCTCATATTAGTAAACTTCCTTACACCGGTTGCATCATACAGCCCCTTAGCGTTCTCTGAGTTTTTACATGAATAAGCATTAAGCACTTTCATTTCACGAAGCCTGGAATAGACGCCCGCACCTTCTCCGATTGTATCTATAAAAGCCTGTCCGCCGTTAAACAGGGCTTGTTTAACCTGCCCGGCTACCTGCATGTGAATAGTATCTTTTGAAGCAACCGGCACAATATGAATGCCTTTAACATAAAATCCATACCTATCAACGATAACTGAATTGTCTGTTCCCATGCCGGCTACATCTACTCCAAGTCTTACCGGAGTACTTTCCCGGAAACCGCCTTTAGTGTACTCTATCCACCTGTCATTAGCTTGCTCAATCCATGCTAAAGGAATAAGACCGCCTGAGTCCTCTTCCGGAAATTCTCCCAATACCTTGACACGGAACAGGTCACCGGGTCTGTAATATTTACCGTTCCACTCAAAGTCAAACTTCGTCGGGTCAACTTCAGAAGGGTGGATCTCCATTGTCCAACCTTTTTTCAGTACTTTCTCATTTACCCAGTCATAGTCAACCTGACCGGGTATAACTATTTTCCGGGCTATAACATTAGGGCTGTCAAGACAGTTAAGCTTGAAAGACTTGTACTGAGGCGACCTTGCGCTCTCGTAGGCTTCACCCTTCAGGTTATTAGGGTTAAACACTATGACAAGCCTTGAGTTGCCCTGTAGGATCCCTTCAATAGCATCAAACGTCTGTTGTTCTATCCCTGACGCTTCTGTTACCACGACCATAAGGTTAGGTGAATGGAAGCCTGACCATGCTTCAGTATTTTTATCATCCGCCTTAAATCCCATCAAATACCAGGTGCGATCTTCTTCAAACCGTATCCCATCTGCCATAAGGCGACCTCCCAGCCCTCCAATTTTCTGAGCGTTCTTATACAGCCTTGCAATCTCCGGAAGCATAATAGCTGTTACCTGACGCCCGGTAGGAGCTGTATTTATTACTTTTGAAGGAATATTAAGAAAAAGAAATGCTACGGAAGCAACCGCCGCAACAAAGTCTTTTCCCCGTGCTGTACCTGAGCGTACTGAAACACGCCGGTTAGTTTGTACTGCATGAAGTATCTCTTGCTGATCGTTATCTAAACGAACATCAAGCCATTCACGGGCAAATAAGTTCCAGTCTTTTCTACACCGTAAATAAAACTCCAATAGCTGTTCATTACTCGCTATTTTGTCCAGCATCTTCATTCTGCTCTCTCTCTATTCGCTCCCGGTTTTGCATGATAAGGTCTGTTAAAGTCCTTATCTCCCCGGAGTGTTCGATCTTCTGACTCTCTCTGAAGTTCTCTGGATCAACATTTGTTAATGTAAAACGTGTTAACATCGGATTAGGCTCTTTACGCTTGCGTGTAACTTCAATTTTTTTCGTTACCGGCTTGCCATCTGAACCTATTTCTGCTATTTGTTTTTTCTCTTCATATTCCTGTATTTCCAAATGATACTCCAACGCTGTCAAAGCTCTTTCACGTAACGCTTTCCGGCGTACATTGCGAGCCTCATCCTTTGCGTCTGCATAAGTTTTCGGTTTTGTTGTACTTTCATCAGTATCATTTTTTGCTTTTGTACCTTGCGTTGTACCTTCAGCTTTTTTCCGTGGTACTTTTGAAAATTCCTTATCCCACCGCTTGAAGGTTTTGTATGTTATGCCGAAATGATCACAGCATACAACAATAGGATATTTACCGGTTGCATATTTCTCATTGATCTTACGAACAATTTTCTCCCTCTCTCTTTTATCGTATTTCGGTGCTGCAGGCATATCTATTGTATTTTACCTAAAATGATATTGAACAATTTCAAGGTATTCTGAGAATAAGGTGTTACAAAGCTAAATCCACCTACATAAAAGACTATTTCCTTGCTCTCTTCATCAGTCCAGAAACCATCAAGGCTTGTAGTACGGAATATAAAAGGCTTGAGAACATTTGGTGAAACCGTCTCAATACCTAAATTGCGTAACTCTTCTGTTTTATTATCCAGAAGCTTTATCGGTATTTGAATACTCTTTAGCTCTGCTATCTCTTTTCTCACTTTAATCAATGTATTTTTTGATCTTATCAACAAACGTATAAAGCCCGTATAGAGCAAAGCCTATACAAAGAATTACTGAAGCTGCTATTGCTATATTTATAAACGTCATTTCTTAATTCTCCTTTCCTTTTGATATTTGATACGCAAACTGCCAGTTCCGGCATGTATAAAACTCTTTATATTTCCCTTTAGGGTGATGAGCTTCCCCTTCCATTAAAGGAGTTATCTCAATCTCTTCAGCGTCGGTTATCCATACTTTTACACCGTGGCGTTTTACTTTAATCTCTGAACCCTCTTTGTGACGGAAAGCAAGGTGAAAATTGTTGTTGTATATGTAAGGGCTTGAGACTCCACACATATAGTAATATTCAGACTCGGGTAAGATTAGACCTATACTAAGGTTCTTTTCATATTTACCTATGAAAGCCCTAGCACAATGGTTTGAAAGGTCAAAATCTTCAATGTATTTCAGCCAAAAATACCTGAAGCTTGCTTCTATGTCCAGTCTTTTAATTTTCATAATATTGTTTAAATACGTTCCATACGTCGTTAAATCTGTTATATCTATTACCGTTAGGTAAGATCAATGAGAACTCAAATTTCAGGGCTTCTTTTACAGTCTGTGCATCTATTTCAACATCCTTTATAGAAGTGACCTGAAAGCTTGACGTGTTTTTCATTTGCCGCGGTCTTTCAATGTTACGCCCTTTACCTGTTAAGCTGTATTGAGAACCGATATATTTCCGGTTCAGCTCATGTACCTGTTCAAAGGTGTGCATCTTCTGATAAAACCAGCGACCCTCACGGTAGTTAGCTGTGAAGTTATTTTCATCAAAGAAGTACAGCATAGTCATTTCATCTTCCGAGACTGTTCCCTTCTCCGGCCTTGAGTCAAATTCTGACTTATCCCCGACGGTATGCGATACAAATTCCTTACACCGACCTGACCAGAAAACTATCCCACCAGGTTTGCAAAAAGCGTTGAGCGTTATCATTACGCTCTTTTCCGCTTCAAGACTGTCCACACTATTGAGTACTGAGTCGCAGACTATAACATCATAAAGACCATTTTCCTGAATATCTTCAAGTATGTCACTTATTCGCATGTTTACCCAGTCCACGTTAATAGCATTTACAGATTTATGCCGGCGATAAAATTCAAGGTCTGTTATGCTGTAACCTTTGCGCCTTAGCATCTTTGCATAGTCGCCCCAGCCTGAACCGAAGTCCAAAATTCTTTGCTGTTTGTTTATTCCCGGAATAACGCATGTTTCATAAAGCACACTTTTTCCGCCTCTCTGGTTAGCATCTCTTAACCTTG